ACCCCAAGGGGGCCTGGTTTTACTCCCATTGACCGGCCCCTTCCCTACCTCATCGCGCATTCGCAAATCATGTAAGGTCCCGCCTTCTCACACATTTTAATCATCTTACGATCAGGACAGTTCACGTACTCGTGGCCCTTGTATGCCCAGCCGGAGCGTTTGACCGGCTCGAAAGCATTACAACCAGATAACAGGAAAACAAAAAGAAGTAAACGCCGCCAACGCGACACCCGGACGGCGCGGGTTGTGTCTGGCCTATAAGGGTTGGCCGTCATCGCTATCCTTATTTCGAGGAGAAGAAAAGGATGAGCGGATAGTGAATCAACCCATGCTCCGGGTCAAGCGGCATGGGACGCCACGGAAGGTCTGATGAAACCTAACCCTCACCCCGAAAGAGAAAGGTGTTCCGCTTCTTTGATGCGGTCCTCCTTCCATTCTCGAAGAATCTTTATTAGCTGGTTACTGATCGGGCGGTCCTCGTGTTGTGCAAGAATCTTGATCTCCTTGTACACCTCCATAGGCACCGCAACCGACTTAAATTTTTCAGTGTTCATATGTAAGAGTATAAGACCATGTAGGACACTAAGCAAGTGGTTTGGCTTCACCCCAGGTTGGCCCGAGGTCAATGTCGCATCGATTCGGAACCCTCAACGGTATGGCCTCCTCCATAACTTCTCTGATCCGTCGTGCGTGATCCGCATCCATCACACTGCAACCCAACTCATCATGCACCTGCACCAAGGGCAGTTCTCCTGCTTCATACAGATCAACCATCGCCTGCTTTGTCATATCCGCTGCACTGGCCTGTATGAGACGATTCAAAGCCTTGTAGGTATAGGCTCGTCGCAGGGGCGTAGTATCGCCGTAGGTAGCCTTGGCTTCTGCTCTGGGCATGGCTTTTTTCAGATCAAAGCCCAGTGGCTCATATAGATTGAACCGACACTTGCGGCCTTTCAGAGAGCGTATCGCACCGTCTTCTTTGGTATCCACGGACCTTGCTACGCCGGACATAAGCTCTTTCACAAACGGCACTCGAGCATGGTACTGACCGGTGATCTCTTTGGCCTCGTCCACTGACACGTCCAACTGACCGGCCATCTTGTTGACTCCCATGCCATACATCAATCCCAAATTGACGACTTTTGCCTGTTTTCTCGGTATCTGGGCCATCTCCGACACCATCGTATGGAAATCTGTGGCTGGATCGTCGTTGTAGGCTTTTACAAACTCTTTTGCACCTCTTAGCGGTTGGTTCTTCCACTCTCCGAATACACTGGCGTAGTGGACCAAGATGCGTGGCTCCTGCTGACTGAAGTCAATAGCAGCCCACTCTTCACCTTCTTCCGGCAGAAACAAACTGCGGATCAAGGGGCCAAGTTTTGGATCACGTGCAGGTAACTGTTGTAGGTTGGGGTTGTTCATCGATAAACGACCGCTGACTGTACCGCCCTCATCGGATCTCAACTGGTTGATATGGCCGTGTATGCGGCCCTCTTTCGAGACATACTTCATCATTGACGAGATAAACGTGCCTTGAATCTTGTTAAGGTTCCTGGCTTCCACCACCAGTTTGGCAAACTCGTGCGGATGCTCCTGCAAAAATACTTTGGTGAACGAGGGTTGTCCGGTCTCGGTCCTTGCGTACTTGATACCCAGTCAAAAGCTTTCGAAAGCGAGGCTGCTGCCCACAACTCCACGTCCATGCCAGCCATGTCTTTGATTTGTTTGAGTTTTTGCTTTTCCTCTTTGAGTAGCTGCTGTTTTGTTCTCTCACACTTCTCTAGGTCAATACGCACACCCCGGAACGTCATGTCGATCAAACAGGGCGTGAGCCGTGTCTCAAGGTCAAAAATCGTCTCAAGACTCTCCTTGCTGATCTCTACTTTGAAAAACTTGTAAAGATCGTAAGTCAGTCGGGCATCCTGCTCGGCATACGGACCCACAAACTGGCTTGGTAACTTCCATAGCTCTGCTTTCGGGTCTACACCAAAATCAACTGCCGCCTCAGTCAAAAGCTTTTCTGACTTGGCTTCGCCCAGATAATCGTAACCCAGTGCATTCAAGCTATAACTAAAGCGGTTTTCATCAAGCAACGCCGCCATGACCATCGTATCGACGATTTCACCGTGGACCTCTACGCCCATCGCTTTCAACCAACCCAGATCGTAAGGCGCATTGTGCATAATCTTGATAGATTCAGTCTGCATTTGTTTTTTGAGCCAACGCATGACGACGCCCTTATCTAAGTTGCCCCCGCCGTGGTGACCGATTGGGTAGTAGTCTTCCCAACCCTCGCCTGCTACGGCAATCCCTACCACATCCCCGTCTTTTCGGGGCCAACCAGGACCATTCTGTTTAAGGTTCGGGTCGCGTGTTTCAAGGTCAATCGCAATTTCTTTGTATCCTGATAGGTCCCTCAACTCAAAAGGCGGGGTCCATTCAGAAGTTGGCGTAAACAAGGGGAACTGGAGCCTAGTTTCTTTTTGCATTCTCGTATTCCATTAAAATTTCGACATAGTGTTTGATCTTTTTGAGATCCTGTATGCCTCCCTTTTCACGCCATCGGGTAATGTACTTGACAATGTTCCCTTCGATAAACGGTAGCTCGTTCGCCAAAATGTAAGTAATCGGTTGGATATTCTGCTTTTTATAGTGTTCGCCTGCCACTTGCTCCTCCAATGCTTTCATATTGCGTAACTCCGGCTGTAGTTCTCAGGTTCCATGATAAATAGGTTTTGCTTAGATCGTGTCACGGCTACATAAAAAACGCGATGGATAGAGTCTGCGTCTCGCTCCATCGATTCTTCCGCAGCCACGGTCAAATCCGTATACAACACTACGTTGTCAGCTTCACCACCCTTCGCACCGTGTATGGTGCTCAGTTTTATCCGAGGCGGTTGCGTGAGGTCTTCGCCCCTTCTCACCAACGCATTGATGTATGCAACATCAACAGAAGGTATCTTGTCTAACGCCTCTTGCCAGGACATGTCTTGAGTCACCAACAGACCGTGATGGTCACGTAGTTCCTCAAACGTGAAGGTGTCCTCTTCATCCCCAATAATTTTCTTGTGACCCCTAGCTATGCGAACACCGTTGCCCGTCATATAGCCATACAGGGTCTTTACCAAATCAAAAACCACTGGCTTGCCTTGCTGTAATAGTTTCCAAGCTTCCAAAGCTTGCCGAACTTTCAAGCGAACACTATGCAAGCCCCCGTTATATTCGAAAAACAATCCTTGTGACTTCAAAAAGTTTTGTGCGCCTGCCAAATGAAACTTTGCTTGAGCTAAAAACAACCAGCTACCCTGCTCCAAGTTCAGTTCTTCAAACCCAGTAATGCGTTTTGTCATGCCCTCTTCCTGTTTTGGAAGATACTGCTTCGGGAAGCGGTGAGACATTCGAGAGGATATATTCTCTGCAATCCTGTGAATGAGTCGTGGCACCCGATAACTTTGCTTCAGCACTTCACTGCTTCCGTTCAAGTTAATGAAATGATCCACGTCCGCACCAGACCACTTGTATATCGCTTGATCATCATCCCCCGCACAATACATCCGAGTGGATTTCTTTTCGATAGCGTGAGCAATGTCCCACTGTAGTGGACTGAGATCCTGTGCCTCGTCAATCATAGCCAAGTCAAAATCTGGACAAGTCTCGTGGGCCGAGTTTGAAAATAATTCTAGCATGTCCGTGTAATCGTATAGATTGTGCTCTTTTTTGTACTGAGCCAAGGACCGTGCCACGTAATCCACTTCTACCCACGTATATTCTAAGTCACTCAGATTGTATTCCGATTTCAAAGGTGTTTTCTTGAGTCGGGACAGCGTAATCAAGCGTAGAATAGGTGACTCTTTACGCAAACTGTTGCTCAAGTCTTCTTCGACTTCGTGCATCCTAGTCTCGCCACTTACCAAAGATATTCCAATCTTTCGTTCAACTTCTTGGTAATGAACCGCTGTCATCAACTGCTCACTCTTCAAACCGGTCAAAAAGAACGCCAAAGAGTGTATTGTTCTGAAATAAGGTAAATCTGCTCGAGGATCTAGCCCAAACCGCTCTGAGGCTCTTTCTTTTGCCTCTGAGGCCGCTTTTCGGGTGAAAGCAAAGAAGGCTATGCGGTGAGGCGGAATGCCGTCAGCAAGCGCACGATCAACCAGATCCAGTAACGTGGTAGTTTTACCGCAACCTGGTGGTCCAAATATTCTCAACATTAGAAAGGTATCTCTGCATCGCTAGTAAACTTGGGGGCCTCGATGGATGTTTCGTTTCTCTCAAACGCCGGTATACGCCAGAGCCTTGTGTTTTTACCTTGGATTTTCAGCACCGACGCATGACCATTCAAATCTCGTAATCGTTGTGCAAGCTGGTGTGTTTTGAAGTGTTTGAAGTTTGCTTTGAGCAAGTGTGACTCCAAATCTTTCAACCTAAAATATGTCTCTCCTCGTTCAGAGTCGGTCCAAGGTCTCTTCAACAATATCTGCTCCCGCTCTTCCGCCGCTTGATGCCCGGTACAAAAATCTTCTAAATGCTCGTTAAACTGCCCCGTGATCGACACATCTTCTGAAACTTCGATGATAGACCCTTCTGTATCTGACATTTCATTCAACAACCCGTTAATACGTGTCTCCCAGAAGTCTTTCTTCAAGGTCCGTGGTAAAAAGTTCAACTGCTCAACACACGCTCTCTGAAAAGCTGCTTGATTCAATAAATCATCTGTCTGCATCTCGAGAGGCTGACCCATGACATCCAAAAACCAGACCGGAGGTATGCTGTTGTATTTTCTGAGATTGGCTATCTGCACTCCTGTCACCACCCCTTCTATGCCAAATTTACGGGTCATGCACAGTTCTCGGTTGCAAACCGAATTAATTGGGGCGTCTGAGCACTTGTAGGCGTAGTCTTTGCGCTCTAGCTGCTTTGCTACCGTATTAACCTCACCCAAGGGCAGTGGCGGGTGAATAAACTTCATATTGTGGGTAAGAATCTCTGATTCCCACGTGTCAGGGTATGCTTTGCGAAGATATACGCCCAGATTGAAAAGGCCATTGTTCCGCGCACCCTCGGGTATGCCGCTTTTGCAGAGCATTTGTAAACAAGGTGGCCCATCCTTTAAAGGTAAATCAGGGTCCTCTTCGACTTGCAAAGCCAAAACCTGCTCATGCGTCTGGACGTTTGCCTCGTGCAACTCAAAAAACTCTTCTATGGTCGCTGCCGTGCCGTCAGGCTTAAACGCATACCGCAAGCCGTTTTCGTGATCAAAGTACGGCGTATTTAAAAAATTGCCTACGTCTCCACGTTCTAGGTGCAAAACAACCTGCTTTGGAAATATCTCGCACGACCCATATCCAAGTGACACCGCCAACCGTTTGAGGGTGTTCTGCATGTCTTTTGCTGGAATAAATTCTTGTGTAAACAAAAATACGTGAGCACCACCGCTCTTGCTACGGCACACCACCAGAGGTAATTTCGTTTTTTTTAATTGTGCGATAAGCTTTTGATGGTCAAAATTGTATTCGTCTATGTCGATACAACCCCATTTGCAGGCGTTGTCTTCGTTAATAGGGATAATACCAATGCTCTGTTGGCCCGAAAGGTGAGCTTCCCAAAGCTCCGTGGTCCGTGGTTCTTTAACGACGGTAGCTCGGCCAGTAGCCTTACCGTTGGTATCTCTTCCGTTGATCTTGTAAGTGCCGTAGGCAGCTTTCAGACCATCAAATATGTCGTTAAATCGTTCAATCATTTATAATCCAAGGCCCGGATGACCCAGCTAGTCGAAGACGATTGTGCTGGGTCTGTGGAGACCGGGTTCCCCATAGCGGTTTAGAAAGGCTCGTCTGTCCTTCCCGTGTTTGTCTCTTGCTCATGCTTCACCGTCACGTTTCCACTTGCGATGGAATCGTGAAACGCCTTAGCAGCGCGATAGACATTAGCGTCTTCGACCTTACCGTCCAGTTCTATGTTCCAGCCGTGCCAGCTACCCTTGTCATTCTTTTCAGAAGACGTTGAAAGCTTATAAACATGACTGAACCGAGGGGGTTGAAAGCTCTCGCCCTTGGAGTTTGTCATGGTCCTAGATGCAATCATCGAGTTCCATTTGCGAGACTTCTTCAACTGAGTTGATTTCATAGAAATCAAAGCAGTGTTTGCTGATCCGTCCTCTTCTAAGATGACGACATAGTGCTGATGGGTCTCATCAATGTATGCCCCATCACCGTCTATGACGTAATCCTTATTGTCGTTGTCATCCCGTTTTGTAGCTGGACGCTCATCTGCGGGGCCAAAAATGTTTTGAGGTGCGCCGGAACCGCTGCCTCGGGGTGCCCATTGTAGAAACCGTCGCTCGTAGTGCGCTGGAATTACCTTCACACCAGCCTTTCCTGGGTACACCGTACCCGTGACCGTGTTGTAAAGATCTCCCGGTTTTGCATCAAGCTCACCCTCTTGTATCAAGGGGTCAAGGGCCGACAAGACTTTCAGAAATGGCAAAGCCAAATCATCTTGGTCCATCGACATCCCCGCACCGGCATCTGCTTCGAACATCGCCATGTCCATCGCAGCTACCTTTCCTTCCTTCTTTTCAGTTACTTCTTTCTCAGCCATTTTCGTTCCTCTTGATTTCAGCCCTTTGTCCAACCCAGACTCCGAACAAATCCATGTCCAGTTCCTTCCCATCCTCGATACGACTCTTCACCCATGATCTCAGGGTGCCAGGATGTATCGATGAATCCTGCTGTGGCATCAGTTGGCGTTTCATAAGATCATCAACCAAAGCATTTGCTTCATTGTCCTGTTCTTTGTTGAATCGCACAGTCACAGTGTTTTTGATGATGTAGGATTCGTTTCTCACCCGTAGCCACTCATAAGCCTCGTCCTGTTTGTCTTTCGGTATCCGTGCTCCGTAAGTTGCCTTGAGACTAACCTGGGAGCCGTCACCCAACGAAAACGAACTCATGTTGAGTTCCTGCATCGCCGCAGGTAACTCTTCGTCAGTAAGTTTCAACAGTTTGGCTTTTGCTTGCTTGAGGTCGGTCTCGAGAGTGTCTACAAGATTCTCTTGAGCAATGATTTGCTCTGCAATCTTTGCTACACTTCCGAGTTCGCCATCTTGAGGGAGATCAAGCGAGCTTTCAGCATCGCCCGACATTTCATCTAACAGGTCATCCATCGCGCTTCCTCTATCGTTTTATTGTTTCAAGTGTTCTTCAACACTTCCCAAGATAAGACTAATCGCTTAGTATCCCTTATGTCAACATACTGGCAGAAAAAATGTACAACTTCAAAACAAAACCATACGACCACCAACAAGTTGCCTTGGATAAATCATGGGATCGACCGTGGTACGGTCTTTTCATGGAGATGGGAACAGGTAAAACCAAGGTGGCAATCGACACGATGGGGATGTTGTTTTTGGCCGGAGAAATCAAAGCGGCCCTGATTATCGCGCCCAAAGGTGTTTTTGGTAACTGGTTGCACAAAGAGATACCCCAGCACATGTCTGAGGATGTAAAGACAGATTGTCTGCTCTGGCAACCCAACACGACTCAAAAGTTCCAGAAACGTCTGATCCAAGTTGCGCGAGGCTCTGGCGATGCACTGCGTATCCTCATAATGAATGTGGAAGCCTTGAGCACAAAGAAAGGCACCTCCGTGGCTAACGACTTTCTGAAACTGAACCCAGATAGTTTCGTAGCAGTTGATGAGAGCACCACGATCAAAAATAGACAGGCACAAAGAACCAAAAACATTATCAAGCTTGGTAAGCAGGCCAAATACAAAAGGATATTGACCGGCTCCCCGATTACAAAAAACCCAATGGATCTCTTCTCGCAGTGTGCGTTTTTGAGCAGCAGCATACTTGGGTTTGATAGTTACTATGCTTTCCAAGGCAGGTATGCGGTGGTGACGCAGCGAAAGTTCGGCGCACGTAGCTTTCAACAGATTACAGGCTATCGGAACTTAGAGGAACTGAACTGCAAGATTGAAAAACACAGTCACCGTGTATTGAAAGAGGATTGTCTCGATCTACCAGACAAGATCTATATGCAGCGGCAGGTGACACTGACCCCAGAGCAAGAAAACGCATACAAACAAATGAAAGAGTATGCGCTTGCCATGCTGGATCGAGGCGAACTGGCAACGACGCAGAGTGTTTTGACACAGATCCTACGGCTTCAAGAGATTTGTTGTGGGCATCTACGGACAGACGATGGAGAGATACAGCCCCTCGCAAGCAACAGAATGAATGAAATGCTGGATGTTATTGGTGAAATGATCGGCAAAGTAATTATCTGGGCTTCGTATGTATATGACATAGAGCAGATTCAAGAAACCCTAGCTGGAAAGTTTGGTGCAGAGTCCGTGGTGACTTTTTACGGGGCCACGCCGCAAGATGAACGGGACAATATTGTGGCAAACTTCCAAGATCCAGATAGTCCGGTGCGGTTTTTTGTAGCCAACCCGAGAACCGGCGGCTTTGGTTTGACACTGACCGCTGCGACCAACGTCCTGTACTACAATAATTCTTACGATCTTGAAATACGACTACAGTCTGAGGACAGAGCACACCGCATCACGCAAAACCATCACGTTTTGTATGTTGATCTGGTCAGCCCGAACACTGTTGATGAAAAGATCATTAAGGCGTTGAAAAGTAAGATAAATATCGCACAGCAGGTGCTGGGCGAAGAGGCAAAAGGCTGGCTTATTTAGGCAGCGTACCTATACCTTGTGATTCGATAAGTGGTGATATCGGGTCCTCGGGATACAGGGCAGCGTACCGTTGTCGTAAACCTTGGGCTGGAGCAGCCGGTGGAGCAGCCTGACCCATAACGTCTGGTGTCAAAACAGCAGGTTGTGGAGCCGCAATAGGTGGAGCAGGAGGAGCCACGGGTGTTATCTCTTCTTCTGGCAGTTCTCCCATTGTGTCCATGAGCAAGGCATCTCGGAAACCTAGACTTTGTAAATAACTCGGTGATCCAATCAGTGATCTTGCAATTCGTTGCAATCCCCTCTGTAGTAAGTTTCCGTCTGCTTGTTCTTTTTTGGTTTGCGCTTGTTTCAGAATCCGAACTAATTCTTTTGCTTTACCAGGTTTTGATATATTGACCAGAATATCGTTCACATGCCCGGCGGGTAGATTTATAAAGGCATTCTTAGCGAATTGAGCACCGGCACCGGTCGTCTGAATTGTAGGACTCAAGCCCATCGTTTTTGCAACCTCGCTTACAATCTGTGCGCCTGCGAACCGTGCTACAAAGTCTTTCATCAAATCATTTTCTTTAAGATCAAGAAAGGCTTCGGGGCCTTTTTCAATGCTTTTTTGTATCGCTGTTCCTCGAGCTAAGAATTTTTTCAAATCGTCAGCCTGTTCGAAAGGAACACCACCAGAGCTTTTCAGAATAGACATGATACTGGGTGCGTTTTCTGGATAGTCCAATAGACTAACGCTTTCTCTTTTTGCGCCAGTATTGAATAAAAAATCATCCAACTTTTCAAAATTGATTCTTCTTTTGCCGTCTGCTATCTCTCCGGCGTGGCGTGTAGCTGCCGATATAACAACGGAATAAAGCGCATCTCGCAAATCTTGCTGTTGTGCTGGATTAGTTGTAGGTGCGTTTATTTTTCGAACGATAGCCCGTAAACCAGAAACTGGCTCCTTACCCTCAATCACTCGCATGATTGTTGCCTCTGCACTATCGGCTTTCAAAAACTTGCCTAGAGCAGCCTCTTTTGCATGTTTTTTTGCTCTTTCAGAAGTTGTGCTGACTGCCGCATCTAGGCGGACTTGAGCTTTTTCTAAAGAACTTAAATCATCAAGTAGTTGCCCGGTAGGATCAATTTTTTGCAGCAAATCCGCGTTTTGTGTACGGAAATCGTCGATGGCTTTTTGGTCTAATTGAAAAATTGTTTGAGTTTTTCCGCCGCCTAAATCAACAACACGCTCTTTTGCTTTATCAGCTAAATTGTTACGAAGAAATAAATCGATAGCTCCCTCGACACTGCCAACTAACGAGGCGTCTTCGACTCCCTCAAACTGTAACCCTTCAATCGTATCGACAGCGTTTCTAAATCTAGTGCCCGTATTAGTGACGAAAAGTTTATCCATCGCGTTTTCAGCCAAGATGGTCCTGCCGCGAGCATCCTTGGCATTCAAGTCGCCAAGAAAAGTTCGAGTAAACGTATCGTGGTAAGCGCGGTTGTAAGCCTCGGCTTTTGAAAGTGCCTGCATGTTAGGATCTTTTATTGCTTCAGCAATTGCCCCCCTTATTGCATTGGTCGCACCCTCGTCTAACACGGATAGTTGTGCGTAACTAACGTCTTGCACCACTCCTTTTTGGCTATCTCTCAACATTTTGCGGATATCGTTACGGAAAGCTAGAAGTTCACCCAACTGGGCTTGGGGGTTTGCATCAGTAGGTTGCGTTGCTTGAAGAGATTCAAGTTTTTGTCGAGCCGCTTGTAGATTGACATCCACATCATCACTATTTCGTGCGAGTTCGGCTAGTTTTACGACGTTATTACGTGTTCGTTGAGGCAAATCAGAGTCTAAGGCGGACTCTACGTTTGCTAATTTTCTTGCGTAAGACGCGCTACTTGCCGCCGTTTTTGTATCAACCAAAAGATCGAATTCATCGAAAGCATCAGGGTCTTTTTCCCCTAAGTTTTTGAATTGAGTGCCAATTTTTGCTTTCCTGTTTTCAAGAGTTTTAATCTGTGAGGTAACATCTTGTAATTCTTTTTTGACTGCCTCTGTTGGCTCCTGCATCCCGAAAATTTTTAGGTTGCGGTTTATGACACTAGGTAATTCTGCCCCAGGGCTAAGTAAAAACTCCGACCTAAGTTTTTCCGCCGAATCTAGGAGGGGGGTTGTGCTGACCAAAACTTTTTTATCTACCTCATCATAAAGTTTTGATCTAACTTTTTTAGCCTCATTCATGGCAGCGGCTACAGCATCTTGGAGCACTTGTCCTTGCTCAGTTTTTATTTCTAAACTGCTTTTACCACCGGCTCGAACCACAGATATTTTTTCTGCCGCAGTTGCTGCTGGAACTAAATACGTTTCAAGTAGTTGTGTAATTTGTTTCGAAAGAGCTTCTTCTTCTAACTGTGCAGCTTTTCGCAATAGTTCTGGGTTTCCCGTTTGGCGAATCGTAGCAATGTAGGTCGCTAGACTTTCGTTTGCTTTTTGGACCGCCTCTCTTTGTTCCATCGCTAGCGCGGGATCTGCTCTGCGCCGTATGGCTTCGTTCATCAAAAGAACTGGGTCATTTGTAAGCTGACCAGGAGACAATACGGTTGCCATCTCTGGGTCGTCTTTGATCAGACGCTCCAAATCATCGATCAATAACTTGAAAGTGTCAGCTTTTGGATCAGCTAAAGCTTTTTCATACGTTTGAGCTAGAAAATTTGCGGCTTTTGTTTCTCTCGAACGACGAACTGCGTCGGCAGATCCAAAGCCGCTCCTAACTGCCGGTAAAAAACCACCTTCTTTTTCAACACTTTCACGGTAACGAGTCCTACCTGCTTTTGCACTCTCGACCGCCAAAGCAGCTACAGGAGAAGTCGGGATTAACGCACCACTCAACCCCGCTACGGTACGCATGGTTAAGTCGCCGGGTGCTAAATACTCTGAAATGCCCTCAAAAACTGCGGGTACAATCGAAGCTCCTAGTTCTGAAGCAGCAAACCTAAGGTTTCCCTGTTCCCTTGCTTTTTGACCAATTGAGACCGCTGTATTTTCTAAAAACTCCCGTCTTTTTACAGCCCCTGGTACAGCCTCCGTGTAAGCTTGTCGCAAAGCTTCTCCCGGCGATACGGGCTTACCCTCTGCGCTTAATTTTTGAGAAATAGCTTTGGCTCTTTGTTCGTAGTGCCGTCGCAAAAGTTTTTTCGATCCTAAATCTACTGCCTCTCCGATTGCCGATAATCCGATTTTAGTTGTTGGTGAAAAAGCTAAAAGTGAACCTACGACCTCTCCGGGTGCAGCCGCAAACCGTTCGCTTGGCAGGATTTGCCTTTCTTCAAAAAGGACATCCTCAAGTTTTTGTCCCGCCCCCGTTGCCTTCTCAAAAATCAGAGCGGTCAAAAAACCAGCACCGAGCGCAGGCAACGCGGTGCCGCCGGAACCCACTACAAGTCCCGTCGCAAGTGCCCCCAAAGCACCGCCCGGAGCCGCTTGTGTAAATCCTCGACCTAAACCACCAAAAAAACTACCGAATGCGTCTGGATCAAGATCATCAGGATCTCTACCAATCAGCTTTGCTACTATTTGCTCGGTGGTGAAGCCAGCTTCTCTGGCTCCAACAACGTCAAACCCAGACTTTTCTCCGAGTTTTTTGGCAATAACGTCCATCGCGTTTCGGGTATCCAAACCCTCGTCACGTAGGTATATAAAAGCATTCTCAAAATCAAAATTTACCGGCTCTCGGAAAACGGCCTTGGCACTCTGTAAAGACTCTTTTTCTTCTGGCGTAGCCTCATCGAGCCGAGATATGGCCGTGGACGGCAAATAAGATAGTCCGATAGCCATTATCTAAAAAACTTGTCTAACTCACGAGACACTTGTTCCGAGGGCATTTCTTTTCTCTCATATGCTTGGATCACGTTGTCGTACTCAGCCCGTATAGCGTTCATTTGTTTGAGATCTTCGGAAACTTTGACCTGTTCTTTTCTATTTAAGTTACCGCTTTCGAGTAAATCTTCTTGGTTATCTATTCCTAAGTCCATTGTGTTCCGCGCTATCTTGAAATAGTCCAACGCTTCGTCATCTTGCAAACTAAAGGTGCCTGCTGGCACTTGTAGCTGTTTCAGCATCCTTTGCAGTTCCACATTATCTTTGCCTGGAATCGCTGCCATAAGAGTCGTTGTCGCTACGGTGCTCAGTGTCTCTACGGCTTTTTGCGCTTGCTTGACATCTCTCGCAACGCCACTGTCGATACCAAAAGCAATATTTGCTGCTAGATTTACAACGCTACCGATTTTACCCGAAAGCGCATCTCTACCACCTGTAGCAAGAGTGATATCCTCTACGTCTTTCGTAATCATTGGTTCAACCGGGGCGGCACTACGACGGATATTTTCTTGTGCTCGTTGGACCCGTGGGTCCATTGAAGAAGGCACAGGTAAACCCGTAATTGGGTCAAGTAAATCTATCCCAACCATTCCCCCTTGTGCGAAACCTTGTATATTTGGTACAGCAAGACCAAGACGTTTTCGAGCGGCCATAGCGGACCGTAACGCAGGTGTTAGAGGAATTGCGCTTTGTCGATTCCCTAAATTGTCAACCGTTTGACGACCGAACACCTCTGTCAAGGCTTGATCAAAGCCGGGTATCGTGACTCCCTGACTGTACAGCCTTATGCTTGTGGGATCTCCAAGTAACGTGGACTGTTGAGCAGCCGTGCCATAACCTAGATCTTCTTGTGTGCTACCCGCCGACTGCAGTAACGCACTTTGTTGTCTAATTTGGAGTAGTTGGTCGGCCCTAGAGTCTTCTTTCAACGACAAGAACCGTTTCAGATCAGAATCAAACACCTCTGTGTCCATGCCTTGTGCTAACGCTTGGTTTCGAAGCTCTTGGTATTCTTTATTGATTCTATTAAGTTCTTCCTGCTCAGACTCCCCGAAGAGGCCCGATGTTGTTCCAGGCAACCGAGAGAGTCTGTCTTCTTCTGCTAATTTTTCGAGATCAAACTTTCTTTCCTGTAAATCCAACATTTCTGTACGATAATTTGTCAAATCTTCGTTAGCATCTCGTTGGACTTGCAGTCTCGCTTCTTGGAGAAGCATGTTCCGCTCACCCTGTCTTTCAGCGGCGGTTTCGGCTAAATCGGCTCGTAACCTTGTCAAATCTTGGGTGTTGGAGAAGTTTTGAGCAATCTTTGCCATGTCATTGTCATGGCCTAAACGAACTAGCTCACGCTGTACCTCAGAACGGCGCATCAAGTTTCTCGCGCCGATGTCTTCTGCTTGACGCATTTTATCTGCATCTAGCTCTCGGCCTAATTCCATTTGGCCGCGCCGTATTTCGTCTTCGAGTTTTGTTAACTCTGTTTGAAACGCTTGCGTGTCTTCCCTGTTCTTATCTAAGAAACTTTGCTGGTCATCTTGTTTGAATAAATTAAACGAGAAAATCGCTTCTTGAGTGGCTCCGGCTGATTTTATTTGAGCGACACTCATCTTTCCTCTTTGCGTCAAACCCGCCGCTTCACTGGCTGCTTGAAACAAAGACTGTCGGGCTTCTGAGACACGTTTGTCCTCCGCCGCTTTACCTCTTGTCTCTGCGGCAATACCTTCTTTTATGGCAGCTAACTTTATTGCTCTCTCTGTTTCTCTTTGTTTTGCAAGCCTCTCGCCTTGACGTTCTGTGAAAGGAGCAGCGACTGCCCCTAACTGTGAAAGTACGGGCCTTCCAGCGATACTTTGTCCTGTGCGTGGATCAACACCCGAGGCAAAAGCAAACCCAGCCTGCGCTAAGTCAAGAGCAGTCTGTCTGCGTCGTGCTTCGTCAGAGCCTCCGATATCCGCTGCTTGAGTCATAAGTCTTTCGAATCTTGCCGCCGCGTCCTCCGCGCTTTCCACTTCCCTTTCTGTCAAAGCTTCTCGTGCTAATAGACCACGTAATTCTTCATTTCCCAATAAATCATCTACAGTGTAGTCCTGACCCAAACCTGCAACTGTTTCATCTATTTTCGCACTCAAATCAAACGGCTGAAAAGGGTCGCCACCGACTCGCATCCTCACCACCGGTCCACCCGCCGCAAACTGCTGAACGGGTTGTTCTTGCGGAGATCCCGCCATCATAAGTGCCCCGACACCTTGACCCATGTCTGTTGGCGCACCACCTTCCGTAGCCATTTCGACATCTGAGGTGAGTTGTTGCATCAATTCACCAATGCCTGAGTTCATAGCCCCTTCTTCTGTCATCATTATGGTGGGCTGTACCATCGCCAATACAGACTCTGGAGTCCGCATCGCATCTTCTTCACCGACATATTCAGCGAGTTCCGTGCGCCGTGCTGATATGGGCATCTGATTGCCCCGCAGTGCGTTGATCAGGCCCTCTGCATCTTCTGCCATGTCGATGCCGCCCATCTGGCTTGCCAGATAGTCAAGACCGAGCTGTTCACCTTCTGCTTCAGCGGCCATTTCGACTTGTGCCACGGCCTGCTCTGGGTTGACTGCTCCGCCCTCGGCCATATCTTTTGGTTTTTTACCGAACTCCTGTTCAGACATCTGTAAAAAACCTTTGCGAAACTCTCTTGGCATTTTTGTCTCAGAAATAAAACGTAAAGTTTCTTCTGGGCCTTTTTCCACCGCATTAGAATATTCTTGGAATAAAAGATCGAAATACTTGTTTTGCGACTCTTTGTTTCCTCCCAAATAATCAGACTGAAAATTCCCAAAACCTTCAGTAGCCGCTCCTTTAATTTTTTCAAACATCGTTTTTTCGGCGGAAGCAGCCGGTGGGTATTTTGCGTCGAATTCGCGTTGACTTACTAATTTATTAGTTTCGGGATCTCGAACCAAACTGGTCATAATGTCGTAACCGTTTCCGCCGAAGGGACCTGGGACTGCACCACCCTCTTGTTTCTCAATGACACCACGGCCTATCAATATGTCTTTTTGTGTAACTTTGCCGTCACCACTGAGGTCTGGGAACTTGTTTGCACCACCACCCCCGGCATAAGAGACTAAGCCCGGTGTTTGTCCACCTGCTTGCTGCCCTCCAAATTGTTGCTGTTCAGCACGATTAACCAGATCAACAAACTCATCAACTTTTTGCATTTCTTGTTGTTGTTTGGGGCCAACATATTTTTGTCCCAAATAACCTTTATAGGTTTCCAATGGATTTTGTCGCATCTGTTGCATCTGCTGTTGCATCGGGGTGGTCAATTGTTGTGACCCGTTTAACAAAGAATTTCCCTCGCGCAAAGAAGAACCCATCCCCGGTATTGGTGTTGCACTTTGATTCGGTCGCATTGAAGAGGCAAAAGGACTACCCATTTGAGCGTTTCCAACCAACCCGCCGTTAGCAAACATAGGGCGGTCCATTACGTCACCGCCTTGTATCTTGATTCGAATGTCAGCTATGCCATTTTCTGGTAAGTCCATCTGCTGGACGTTGCGTATAATATCTTTTATCTCTCGGGGCATATCACTTTGCATCAGAACGCCCTCCCGAGTGCAGCGGCACCGAGTGCCAAACCAGCTACCTGTTGCCCAAGACCTGGGCTAGGAGCCGATTGCTGTAA